GTAAGATGTTAATTAGCGAGGCTTTTGTGAATTATAAAGAAGTGGAGATTATCGCAAGAGGACTGTCTCCGAAAACGCTAGAGTCGTATATCTATGCAGAAAAATTAGTTATTGAATATTTTACTGATACTGAGATTAAAAATATCACACCGCTCGATGTGTCAAGATTTTATCAACACTTATGTAATTTCCAGAAACCAGATACTGCGAGGGGAAATATAATTTGTTTTAGATCTGTTCTAAGGCGCTGTGTAAGGAAGGGTTGGGCTGATATTGACATTGAAGATATTAAAATACCGAAACGTGAGAAGCGAATTGTGAATTATCTTACAGAATCAGAGATTGAGCGTTTTATTGGAGCGGTTAGTTCTAAGTATAGGGGCTACTCTAGAATTAATCGTCTAAGAAATACGGCAATAGTGAATCTTTTTTATGATTCAGGTATACGCGTCAGTGAATTATGCTTATTAAATCGTAATAGTATCAAGGAGCGTCAATTTACAGTAATAGGCAAATCTAAGAACCCTAGAATTTGTTTTATTACTAGAAAAACAGAGGAAGCCATCGCGGAATATTTAGCTGAACGCAGTGACAATGAGAGAGCGCTTTTTATTGCAACTCAAAACGGAAAGAGAATCACATCAGATACTGTTAGGAAGATATTCCAAAACGCCTGTAAACGCTCAGATTTTATTAACGTTCATCCGCACACAATCCGTCACTCCTTCGCAACAAGACTGTTAGACAAAGAGGTGGATATAAGATATATAGCAGAGCTAATGGGCCACGAAAGTTTAGACACTACCAAAATGTATACACATTTTTCAAATCCAAAATTAAAGAAAATCTATGAAAAAGCCATTGCAAATTTTTAACATGTGCGTTATAATTCAACCATAAGATATGAATCGCACCTTAATGTCTATCCGAGAGGATAGTTAACGGAAAAGCTCTGTTATGAGCGATTTATATACTTGTAGGTGCGCTTCCTTGCCAAGGAAGAGGTCGAGAGTTAGAGTCTCTTAGCTCGCACCATAATTTGATTACTTGATACACCTTTCGGGGTGTTTTTTATTTGCAAATCAGGGTATTTACGCCCTGATTTTTTCTTTCGTTGGGGAATTAAGGTGCATAAATTTTAATTTTCCATAGAACAAAAAAACAGCTATGGTACACCAAGTTTTAGAATCTTAAAAACTCGGAATATAACAAAATTAAACAACTTCGGGTAAGTTTGGGGCTTTCAACCCTCAGACAGAACGGGCAGTTTTTGTAGTTCCTCACATTACTATTAGGATTTTAATGTACGACCAAATTCTAACAAATTTCTACTATTGTAGATAAAATGAGAGCCTCAAATCTACCTGAAGTTTTAAAGGAGAAAAATGAGAATACATATTGAACAGTCGGGGAATCCTAAAATTGTAAGGGTTAGGATCTTGAGGAGAAAAAATAAATGTTAAACTCCGTCAAAGTATCTAAAATCGAAAAAACATTTACAGATAAAAAAACTAATGAAGTTAAAAAGATTTGTATAGATTATGCAAAAGTAACTGACAGACTAGAGGCTTTTAGAACCAACCACCCAAACTCTAAGATTTTAACGAGCTATAAAAATGAGAACAATAAAGTAGTTTTTAAGGCTTTCTTATGGAGGGATAAAACAGAAGTTATTCAGTCATTGACTAATGGGATATCTAAAGAACTAATCTACTTAACAGCAGACGCAGAAGCAACGGCTCAAAAGACAATAACTAATGATAAAGACTTCGAGAAACTTGAAACAATGGCTATAGGTAGAGCTTTGTCTAACCTTGGATATTCATCTACGGGTAATATCGCTGAGAGTACGATAAGCGAACTAAATAAATATAAAGAGGAACTATACCAAGACTCAGTTGATAACGCTATTGATAGATTACAGAATTGTAAGACACTAGATGAACTTAAAGCAAACTATCAAGCATTAAATCCAGTACTTAGGATAGATAAAACAATTAAAGTCATTACGGAAGAAATTAAGAAAAAGCTTAACACAAAAGCTGTAAATATTTTCAAAGATAAACAGATTGATTATCCAGATTGGTGGAATTCAGAAATCAATAAAACGATTAATCAAGGAGAAAAATGAGTAAATTAACATTACTAAAGACAGAACTTAACGGTTATATGGTTAAGCTAATTAAACTTAACGAAGAATATAAGAAGAAATAAGTATGTGGTGCTGGCAAAATACCCCCTTAAGTAAATAGTTAGTTAAATGTCAATTTTAGACGCAGCCACACTACTATCAGGATCAAGTCGTAGATTCAGGATAGATAAAAAAGTTGAGTACCTTTATGCCTATCCGAGTAGCTCAACCCACCCTAGCTACTTTTGAGTCAAGGTCCTGATAGTAGATTTAGGGATATGAAGACAAAATGAAAAGCAATCAATTAAAACCACCGCTCCCAACTAGCTACATAATTCGTTATGTTGGGCTTGATGGAATAAAGCACGAAAAACAGCATAAGAATCTTGGCGAGATATTAAAAACAAAAAGATATCTTATGAAGCAAGGCGTTACGGACTTAGATGTGTCTGTAATATTACCCAGTAAGTCAAGTGGATCAGAGATGTTCCCAGTTAGTTATTAAGGAGAGTTATATGGATAACGACAAAATCAAATACATAGTTATAAATGAATCAGTAATAGGTTCAATTATTAAAGATATAATTACATTTTCAATGTTTGCCGGATTACTCCTATTTAATCACTGGTTTTTAGGTGGATCTACGGTCGTAGATGTTATGTTCATTATTTTAACTCTAGGATTTCTAGCAGGGAAACATAGTAAAACTCGTTTTGAGGGGACAAAGAAAGAAGTAATTAAATTTTTAAGTGAGGAAAAATAAAATGAAACGATACAAATTATTGAAAGATGCTCCAACCATCAAGGCTGGAACCATCTTTGAGGAAGTAGTGAGCGATTTTGATGGACTAAAGGCACTAGCGAGAATCACTCCAGTCGGAGCCAAAACGTCGCCTCAATTTACAATTAATGATATTGATAATTTCGGTGAATGGTTTGAGGAAATTCCTGAAAACAAGAGATGGAGAGCAGAATATGGGGGAGAGTATGCATATATAGCTGATGATGGTTCAATATTTTTTGGTAATGATCGCCGCGGTCGTGCAGATAATTATCGCTACAGGACGGGTAATTATGCAAGAGTAGAAGACCCAGTATCGTTAATTGAATACAAAGAATACAATATTGCTCGCCGAGCACTCTTAGACGACGCTGAGGGCGGTAAGTATTCTTATGGTGAAGAGAATTGGTGTACTTATTATAGTAAATATACTCAGGAGTGGACAGGCTTCGACAATGATATATATCATCCAGGAATGATATATTTCAGAACAGGAGAAGCACTTAAAAAATCCCTCAAAGAACACAAAGAACAGTGGAGAATCGTTTGTAAATATGAGATGGGAGAGGTGTAATCAGAAGAGGTATATTGAAACCAAAATCTGCCTATAACAAATTTTCAAAAGTAGAAGAACACGCAAAATGGGCGATCAGAAAAAGAATATTATTAAAAATTAAAGCCTTCATGAAAGCGAGAGCAAAAAATGACTAAGATGGTAAGAATAACACGAAATTTTGAATACTTCGATGGGATTATTGATAATGGATATCAGGAGTTAGAACTTACTAAAGAAGAATGGGATAGTATGGAAGAATACGAACGCGAAGAACGGTTTGAAGAGTGCTCCTATATTGTAGGAGAGAAATACCCATATGACGTCCATGAATTCAGAATTGGCGATAATGAAATGGAAATTGAGGAATTTGAAAAGTAAATAAATGGAAATTTTAAGCATAATGTCCACAGTAGTAGCCATAATAGCTTCAGTGATACTAGTAGTGAACCTAATCCTAATAATTATATCCCTCTGGGGATTATGGCGAATAGACAGGCTAAGATATAAGATCTCTAAACTAAGATTTAGAATCGATAAAATTATAGAAGAAGAATTTAGAAGAAATAGTAAAGCTAAAAGGGAGAAAGATTAATGGATAGACTAGCAGAGCTTTACGACATGGCTGAACCGCCAATGGTAGAGACAATAAAGAAAGGTAAGCACTCCGGCTTCGAATTCTTCATTGTATGGTGTTGTAACCACCCAAACGCCTATATTAGAATTCCAAAAAATCACCCATTTTATAAAAAAGATTACAAAGAAATAGATGATAAAAAACTAGTCCACGGAGGATTCACGTTTAGCGGGGGAAGCATAACCGAGATATACGGGCTACCGAATGGGTGGTATTTAGGGTGGGATTATGCCCACCGCACCGACTTCATCAACCTCCCGAGATTCCAGTTAGGCGGATCTAGATGGACAATAAAAGGTATAGAAAAAGATTGTAAAGATATAATCGACAGGATAATAAAGGAGGCAGAATGGGTAACTCCCGCAATGTCTTGTCATTAGTTAAACGTTACGCGGAATACCCAATATCGAAATTTTTCGGGGATGATCACTACTATACATTCACGCATGGTAGCCTCTATGGTCTTTTCTGTCTGTCAGACGAGAGCGTGGTAAACCTACTAGCCATTAACAATACCAAAATGCACAATGGACAGTTCTTAAAATTTATTGAGCTTCTCGAGGAATTCGTAAGAGACAATAATCTCAAACTAGTGATAGGTGAGATTATGAATGACAGATTAGATAAGTGGTTCGAGAGGCGAGGATACTTAAAGGATCGAGATAATCGGGTTTATAGGGGATCAGTATGAGAAAAATTGAATTTAGGGTTTGGGATAAAGACGGAGAAGATTACTTCCCGATACATAATGGCGCAGACGGACTAATTGGTATTACTGCTAAGGGCAATAATATCTTGTTCGTAGAGGACGGTGAGGTTAGCACTGGCGATGCTGAAGACTATATCATCGAGCAATTCACTGGCTTTAAAGATAAAAATGGCAAAGATATTTATGAGGGTGATATCGTGTCTAAACATAATAGCGACACTAAAGGTGTAGTTAAACAAGTAAAAGATGGACAATGGGCAATCTATTGGGATAACGTTCCTGATGGTTATTATGTTCTTTTTAAGTATTCAAACTTATGTGAAGTCATTGGCAATATACACGAGGACAATCCTAATGAAAAAGAATGAATTCGACGTCCCAGTAGATTGGGGAAAGCTTAGCTCCCATAAACCTGCTAAACATTCTAAGAGCGACAAGCAAATCTACTGGGGCAAGATTCGTATGGCGAGCAAAAAGAAGAAATTCAATCTTGATAAGGATATGAAAAACAGCGAACAAATTAGTCTCTGCACGAACTGCTATTGTATGACCCATACTATAGATGGCAAGTGTGGTAAATGTAAAGCAAGAAAGGATAAGTAGTAATGGCGAACAGGCTAAACAAAGAAGCTTTCATAAAATTAGCAGAAGCCTACTCTAGGCAGGAGAATTACGAAAAAGAGTTAAGCAATAACCTCGAAACTGTAAATGAAAAATACAAAGTCTACATGGGATTTATTGGTCTTTCTAACTCGTCTGACTTAATCATGGACGTAGTACTAGATCTCCTCGGCGAGGATTTCAGCTATTATTTCTATGACTGCAAAGAAAACTTCAATAAGTTTAATAAAAATACTCTCCTAGAAGGAGGAAAACACCCAAACGTTAATAACTTTGGCGAGCTATGGGAGTTCAGCCAAAAATATGGGATCGGTACAGAATGAAGTATTACACCTCAGATTTACACCTGTCACATAAAAATATTATCGAATATGAAAACAGACCCTTTAGCTCCATCGAGGAGATGAATAATACGATAATCGGCATTATTAACTATCGATTATCTCCTGATGATGAACTTTATATTTTAGGCGATTTTACTTTGGAGAAGAACGTTGATAAAGTTAATAGTCTGATCAGAAGAATTAAATGTAAAAAGCATTTAATTATAGGCAACCATGACTATTTTGTTAAGAACGAAAGCCTTTGTAGTCTATTCGATTCAGTACGCCATTACTTAGAGATAGACGATAATGGCCAAAAAGTTATTTTATTCCATTACCCGATTCAGAACTGGAATCTTAAAAATTATGGTTCGATTCACCTATATGGTCATGTCCACTCTAAAGAAGAGCTACAGCTAAAAGAATATAATGCGTTTAATGTTGGAATAGATGTGAATAACTTCAAGCCAGTAACATTAGAGGAGCTGTTGCTTAAAAGAGGAGAGATAAATGGACATTTTACTACCAAATGAAGCTGATTTGAGTTATCAGGATCTAGTCGTTATCAGATCTGTATTGCAAATACATAATCAACAGACTCAAGAGATTTTATTTAAAATCAATCATTTAATTAAATCAAGTGAAGAGGAGCAATAATGTAATGGAGCATGTAGATGAGGATTAGTAAGTGGCTTGAACGGCAAAATAGGAAAGAGCCTAGATACTTCTGCCCTAATTGTCTTAGATTGTTTAGGACGGGGAAATTTAGTAGGTTCGACTTAAATATCTATGATGATGTTTGTCCATATTGTGGAGCGATCGGATGTAGTTTTAAAGAATTAGCAAAGGAATATAAAGAATTGGTGATTATGTATATGGAGAAGAAAAATGAGGCGAATTCAAAAATATAATTCAGAGCATAACCTATATGAACAGATTGCTCGATATTTGCAGCAACAATACCCAGATGTAATCTATCGCTTTGATGTTGGCGCAGATCTTAAATTGACTATGGGTCAGGCGGCAAAACATAAGAGACTACATCCAAAGCGTGGCTATCCGGATTTGTTCATAGCTGAACCGAGTACAAATATATGGAATAATCCCGTACGTGAGTGGGGGCTTCATTTCGGACTTTATGTTGAAATCAAAAAAGATGGTGAAAAATTAAACAAGAAAGATGGCTCTTGGCGAACTCCTCACATCGCAGAGCAGGCAGGAATGCTCGAGAACCTGCGTGCGAGAGGCTACAGAGCAGAGTTTGGGGTCGGGTTTGATGAGTGCAAACAAATTATTGACGAGTACCTAAGACGATGATAAACGCTAAGATGCACACTGGATGTTCTTGTTATCACTGCAGAAAAGGCAGAGACAAGAGAGTTCGTAAGACTTATCATCATAGACTTCGCAAGAGACAAAAGAGGCAACTTAAAAAGCTCGGTGATATTAAGGACGTGATTATAAGTATAGGTTATACAGATTAGGAGAAACAATGAAAAAACTATCAATTCGCATAAAGTACTATCATTAGTGAACTCTTATCAAAAAATAACCCTTTCTGGGGTATTTTTGTTATATCAAGTTAAGCCTATTGTTATATCTTATGTTGACTAAACTAGCTATTCTGTCGCTGTTAGTCTAGCCCTAATTGTTATATCTTCATATCTTAATTGTTATATATTTATTTCTGTTATACTTAAATATAAGTGGGAGAACATTTATAAGGAGGTGATTTTATGCGTTTGCATTTTATTGTTGATGTATCAATTCCTCAAGAAAGGGTTGGTGAGTTTAAGTTCTGCTTAGCTGGGTTTAACTGCAGGTTCAAAGACATTCAAGATAACACCGTGTTCAACTATAATCTCGAAGTCGAGTTTGATGGTGATCATGAAATTGGGTTAAATTTGATGGATCTGATAGATAAGAATCAGCACGAATACCTGTTGGCTTACGCCAAAGACGGCACAAAAGTAATTCCATTGATAGATAAGTTCTTAACAATTGCATAATTCCTCCCCTTAGCCCCTATTTGGGGCTTTTTTATAGATAAAAATAAAGACCTATTTCTAGGTCTTTATAAATCTCTCAACAATAACTTAGAAAGTTCTTGCTCCTACTTATAGTTTACCTTGTTCTTCCAATTTGTCAATTTTTCTATGGACGTATGAGTTCCCACCAAGGTCAGCGTATTTTGTCTTGATGTCATTAAATCGTTCAAGCTCGATTTCCGTCAATTGCGTGTCTCGTTCAACATCAGCAAGGTATCTAGTTAAGAAATTCTTGTATTGTTCAAGTTGCATTTGTTTGAGTTCTTCAGCATTTGCATCAAGCCTGGCCATTATAACCTTATTCGACTCGTCTATCTTGTCGTTGACTGGTTTGAGTAGATTGTCTACCCATTTTTGCACGACAGAGCTTGCAAACTTAAAGATTACAAGCCCTCCCGTAATTACACCAGCCACCACTGAGATGAAGGCTGTAATGTCTTCCACCGCAATGACCATATTATTTCTTCTTCTTCATTAATTTAAAGATTAGCAAGATTTGAGAACCAAGAGTGGCTAGGATGCTTGCAAGGGCAGTACCGAACGCAGTCAGGTTCTTGTCGTTAAGACTCATGATCGCAAGAATAACTTGTGGGGTGATAGCTCCAGCAAGAAGCAGAAAGTCACCAGTTAAGTAAGCAATAATTTTAGTTCTATTACTGAACTCAAATCCTGATCCGGCTTCGGCAATGGCTTCAGTTGAAGCGTTAGCTAATTTCATATATTCTTCATTGATTTTATTGATTTGTTCATCAGTTAATGTAGGCTTCATAGTTTCTTCCTTTTCTTCGGCTTTCTGCTCATCCTTGTTAATATTTTCCGTTTTGTTCTCTTCCATTTGTCTCTCCTTTTCTTGTGGATTTTCCTTAGGTGCTTCTGGCACTGGTTCTGGTTTAGGTGGCTCAACTGGTTGTTCCGGTTGCTTTGGTGGTTCTTGCGATGTCTCAGCAGGTTTTTCAACAGGTTTGCCAACTCCTTTATCTACGAGAGATTGAATAGCGTCCCAGCTATAACCAGCTGCAGCTAAACGTCTCTTTCTTTCTTCGCCATCACCCCATTTCTTTTGCCATATTTCTGCTGCGATTTCTTCATTAGATTTTAATTGTGGTGGATTAACCCACTCGACAATTCTTGTAGTGTTCATGGTTTCCGTCCAGCCTGCATAACTAACACCATAGATACGAGAGATAGTATCGATAGTAACGTTTAATTCGCCTTCGAAGTAATCGAAAAATGGTTTACGAGTATATGGGCTTGACCAAATCTGAATACGGTTTCCAGTACGCTTAGCAATAGCCACATGACCATAGTTCTTATAACCGCCAGTCCACCAAATAGGGACAAAACATCCATCTGGAAGATTACGGTCTTGATGCTTAGTATTATTCCAGCTCCATGCAATTTGAGCAGACTCTGCGAAAGGAGTGACATTGAACGCCCTTTGAGCCACAGCAAGACACCACAAGAACCAGCTTGTCAGAGGTTTACCCTGATCATAAACGACTAACTTCTTGTCATCTAGATTAGGGAAGATTTTTTGCTTAAAGCTCATTTTAGCTCCTTCCTAATAAAGGCGACAATAATTCCAATTACAATTGCCGCCACGAACCAGAATCGAAAAACTAAAACCCAGAACCCAAGTGATATAGCTAATAGAACTAGCCACACTATGAGTTTGCTCCAGTCAATTTTTTTCATGTCTTTTTCCTCAATAAAAAACGACTACGCTTGGGGAACGTAGTCGTAGATTTGCTTTGATTATAACATAACCAGAGCAGAGAAAAATGAGTTTGCTACTTCTCGCCCAGAAAGTTGCAAACTGGAGTAGCTATAAGCATTATAACATATTAATCCACGCAGAAATCAACAACCACACACCACGAGCTACATTTGCGAAGTTCCGCTCCAATCTGTGTGAGTATCTGCCCATTATCACCATTAATCACAAATCCACCAGACCAGTTAGTGTCATTACTGTTATATAGCCACGGAATGGTACGCCAGTTATTGCCAGAACTTTTATGCTGGGCAGTCATTGTGGCGGATATGATCTGTGTGAAAGACTGGAACGGAATAGTGGAAGGGATATCGCCATTACCAATTATTATCCTGCGGTATACAACCTTACCATTATCAAGAACCCCATAAGGAGCCGCGGCTGCTGAAAATTTTACTAATATTGGCCCCTGAATCTTATTAGCTGGTATAGTATCTCTTTCTGTTAAGACTCTTTCTTCATTATTGTAAAGCTTCTTAGTCTTTGTAGAAATACGGAAGATAGGGATACCAACATCAATTTCGGTATAAACCTTAACACTAGACAATTTATCTGTAATCTCAAACTCAAGTGTATGTTTTAAGGTATTATTGAGTGTAATATGAAAATCTGGCACTCTCAATATCATGTCTGAACCAAGGGTAAAAGGAACATTTTGCTCAGGGCCAAAATCAGAATCCATACTAGATTTACTACGACACTTTAGGCTTAATATGCCATTCTTTTCAACATTACCTATTTTTAAAGAAGCAATATTACCGCTAATTTTTGCAATAGTCTCATTTTCGAAATTACCCTTGCGACCAGCAGAAACGTTTATTATTGGTCTTGAGTAGGGAATTACAGTGATATTTTTAGTTTTTGTTGTGGCAAACTCACGAGAATCTATCGCTGACACGCTTACTACCTGATTAGTGCTGGCATTAACCGCACCAATGTCAATTTGTACGTCAGAAGTTGCCGAGTAGTTTTTTGTAATAGAAACACCAAACGCAGAAGCTAGATATTTATTCATCGTTGCATATTTTTTAGCTTCAGCTTTCTTCTCTTTAGCGATCTTCACAGATAATCGAGATTGACCTTGAATAAACACCTGATCGTTGCCAGTAATAGCTTTAGTAGTAGTATTTGAATCGAAATAAGTAAAATCAGTAAAGGCAGGTTCAACATCTACTAAGTGTGCATTATAATGGCAGGTTTTACTACCAGTTAAATTACCATTTAAGAACGTATCAACCTTGATCTGCCCAGAATAAGCCTTTTTAGAGGTTGTAATCTTATAAATATCTTCAGTAACTAAGTTCGTATCAAATTGGCAGTTAGCACTTACGTTTTCCGCAACCTTATATGTTTTATCTCCATATAAAAAGTAGACGGTGTGTCTGAATGAACCGTTTACAGCGTTCATGTGAATCGTAATTGTTTCGCCTAGGTTAAAATCTGGCGTATTGTTTGGAAAGGTTTTAATCGATGGTTGTGAAGCTCTTGGGATAGTTGGTAAATTCCAACCTCTTTTACCGAATGAGTTGTAATTAGCCTTATAGATTGCACCATCTGCATAGGCCTCAAACCATCCCGTGCCATCTGCGTTATGACTAATCCACTTTTCACCTTGAACTAGAATAGCCCCGTTATAGAGATTATGAGCGCCCGTACTCCAAGTCTGACCTGCCACATTAGCGTAAGCCTTAAAAAGCTTAACCCAAGCAGATGGGGCAGTTCCGCCAGTCCCAAAGAGCTTAAAACTTATTCTAGAACGATTGCCAGCAATATCTTGCTCGATCAACCACCACTCGAATCTTAAACGATTAGGATATCCAGATCCGCCTGTGTTTTTGGTTTCGAAATTACCATTATTCATTATTGCCTCCTATCCCACAAAATTCCATCCAGCCATATCTCCATCTTTAACTGGTATGATCTTAATCGGATCCATAGAAATTTCTTTTCTAGCGCTAAGCTTAGAGGTCTCCGTCACATCACGGTTCAACTTAAAAACTTCTTCATCAGAACCAGTAACATTAGAGTGACCACTCATACCAAGAGGCGTGATTTGAACATAATCCCCAGAATAAACGCTGGAAGATACCATCATGCCTTGATCATTAACCGCTACCTGTGTATTTAGGATTTCACCGCTCGCTTGTACCCAGGGAACCACTTGATCTCCCATATTAACCATTAGATCAGTAATTAAGAATTGTTCGCAGTTATTACTGGTAGATACAGTAACATCTAAGTAATTCATACTTGGATCAAGCTTAGTGAGATCGTAATTCTGCCACACGATCTCTTTACCTTCAGGTATTGTAATCACGAAACTATCAATAGTATTGCTTAATTTAACCGTAGCGGTACCAATAGCACCTTTTTTGCACTTAAATGATAGTGAATATGGTATTTTACCACTAGATGCCACATTAAGCCTCTGTGTGATACTAGCACCCTTTTTAAGCTCAATCGCATTGCCAGAGATTGCTCCATAAGACTTAGACTCTGGACTTGTGTAGCTTTTAACCTCACCAACATTATTTTTCGCCCACTCAACTAGGTTTCCGTCTTGGTTTTTAGCGTATCCTACCGAGTTCTTGATGATGTTGCCACCACCAGTCGTCTGAATAGTAGTAACCACATTTTTAATGTTTTGTGTAATCTTAGAAAATTCATCAGTAATCTGTTTGTCTACTTGTGTTTGTTTAGAAACGATCGATTCAATCTCTTGCTTTTGCTTATCAACCTTAAGCTCAGTGTTATAAATGGTCTTGGTGATTCCACCGGCTCTTGCGTAATCTGTTTGTGTAGCGGTTGGAGCGGCGCCTTTAATGGTCTCTTTGATACCGTTTCCAAGTTCTAGATGAGTATCTGTAATATAGACTTGATTGAGATTAGTGCGACCAAGTTCTGTGATTTGAGGCTCCTTCAATTCGAAGTAAATAGTTACAGGTGTACCATTAGCTTTTTCAGCTTTCAGCCAGTTTTTAAAAGTTGTAACATTTGTAATGCCTAAATTAAGAGCGTCTGGGGCGGAGAACATGAAGCGTAGAGCCTGGGTATCGTTTTCGAGAACCTTTACAGATACTAATGATTTTGAAGTTATTAAAGCTCTCCATATTCCATTTATCTTATCCATATGAGAACACACAGTAGGAGCAAAACTACTCCTTTTTATCTGTCTGTCGATAACGCTACTGAAGGTATAAAATTGTCCACTATTTGTTGCCTCTAATGTGTCGAAGTACTCATTCCCATTGAGCTCCAGTTTTCCAACCCTCTTAACTAGTTTAGCCACGCCATTCTCTAGTTTTACTTCATCATATATGGTATCGGTGAGTTTAAGGATATTCTCTCCAACTGGAATATTAAAATCTACAAATTCAAACGGCTCATAAGGCGTTACTATATCCCCATATTCAAGCTGTACTTTAATATTAGTTTCTAGAATAGGATCATTTTGATTCCATCCTGAGTTATTAATCGACAAATATAACCAACAAGAAATCACATCCTCTGGAATAATGAAGGTTACTGAGGTTTTACCTTTACCAATAATTGGTTCGCCTTGAATGATCCGTCCATTTCTACCAGTGATTCCAAGACATAGGTGAAAAGGTAGCGGTTTCTCTATCGATAAAGTACATTGAGTATTGGCAGGTATGGATATAGCTGATGATACAGTTAAATTATTTCCCCACCAAAACATAACTTTACCACCAAAGGTAATAGAACCATCAGACTCGACTATAGATTTAAACTCAGGGAGTGGATTTTGTTGAACTGCCCTGAATAGATTTTTACCTACAATAGTTGTTTTATCCTCGGTACGCTCTGCAATTGTAGCGGGTTTAAGTGGGCGAGGAGAAGCAAGACTAGAGTTGTATGGAGAGTACTCTGGTAAGTTGCTTTCGGTAAATGCACCGCGAAAGAGGGCGAAGTTATTATATAGCGTTACGGATTCTGGATAGGAGCTTTTAGGACCTAGCTGTAGCTTCATAGCATATCTGTTATATTTTGCACTGTCAGTTGCAAAGGTAAAGATTTTACCAGAAGGACCACCAAAAGTATCAGCCCCCGAACCATCTTTTTTATATGCCAGTACTTGTGCGAATAATTGTAAACTAGCACCGTTATAAGACACGACCGTGTAGGTAGTCTTATCAAATAATGATAAGTTGTCCCGAACAAGTACAGGCAACCAATCGATAGTAGGTTTACCTGTAAGTTTTAGTACGCCGTTTTGGTTAGATAATACGACTCCATTGGGCGAATTGACAGGCAGCCCAGAAAACTCGTCAAAAAGATTGTACCCGCCACCAGTGTATGACTCAAACTCCGTGGCGACATCATTTACCTCTACTTGAATATTCCTAATAGAGAAGCCATCAGACTCGGTGTTCGAGGCATATCCATCAGAATAGAAAATGAATGCAACAAAGTTATTATCAGGTTTTTTAGGTATAGTTAGAGTGTATTTCTTCCAATAAGAAGTAGTTTGAGTAGACTGAATTATCGCATTCTCAAGACCATATCGTAACCTATGCGGACCACCGTTATCATGCTTCACCTCAAAGGATAAAGTCACAGTATTGGTCTTTAAAAGATTTGACCAAAATCTATACATGCCATAGGGGCTAGTATTATAGAATCCTATCGTATTACTATCACTGCCTTTCTTGGTCACTGTTATAGTATTGCCGCTCACTTTTGTTGCAGAGTACAGTCGCCCAGCATTAGCAAAATTAGGATCGAATAAGTTCTTACCAGTTGTTGTTTTTTGACCGAGGTAGCCTTTGGTTATTCCATTCATCAATCCACCACCGGCTTGAGCTGATACTAGATCGCCTGGCTTATACCAGCCAAGACCAGTAGTCTCGGTTTCAAACGGGTGATAAGATAACCCCTTAATAGAGTTAAAGATCGGATCAATTAGACTTCTCCTATCATCATCCAAAATCTCATTATTGGCTAGTTTAACTTCTGTAAGACCGTTAGTCGTAATAGAATCATTGTCAGATGTTGCAATATTGTCTTCTTGGGGCGTACGAGCTAATACCAAGCTATTCACTGGACCATATTTTGGCTTATATTTTAAGGTCTTGAGATTATCATAAGTCCAGATTTCGTCTTCATCTGACTTCTTTTTACAATCTCTAAACGATAAAGTTTTACCATTAAATACTGCGATTGTAGCAGTAGCTCCGGCAATCTCACCTAGAATATCACGGTAGGTACAATTCGAGATCTTCGCATACAGGTCTTCAGGAATCTGATAGGTAATATTTGGTAGGTTATCGAGATCAGTATCGATTGTAAACTCGAAGCGCTCTGCAAGTTGATTAATTAGCTCCTTAATAGTACAAGGGAATTGAATCGTGCCGGAATTGTACGGAGTTTTAGCAAGTTTACCCATAAGGTCGTAGCCTTTGATTTTGGTGGCCTTCTTTTCGAAATCCGCAGTGGATTCTTCTACGTAAAATAACCCAAGTGTTGCTTCTTCCCAAGTGTCATTCTCAATATCGACAAGAGTTTTAGCTATCACACTAAAAGTATGATCGACTAGGTTGTAATCTGTACCGAATAACTCAACATTTATTACAGAAGTAGCAGTTCCGAACAAATGACCAGATGAATCAATGGTGATTTTTATAAGTTTATCTTGCCCGGTGATCACAGTGTTATCGTCTAAAACTAACGAAGCTGTAATAGTTTTTACGGGCTTTTTCATAGCCTCTTTAAATCTGTCTGATACGTTTATCATTATGCTTTCTCCATTGGTATTAAGTTCACCGTAAACGGTTTATAGAGTCCTCTTTGGCGTTCTAGGAGTTCTACTGAGTAATCTGAAGCGTAATAAGCACCGCTTTTCGTAGCTCCAGTCTTAGGATCATAATATTCGACATTAAAAAATCCTTGGTCTAATAGCCCACAGAGTTCAGAGACACGCTCTTTGGTCAGAACGCCACCAATTTCAAGTTCTAGTTTTGGGAATACACCAATAAAGGTAGCAGAAAGTCCACCATTGAGATTTCTGCCAGCATCTGAATATAGTTTGGCACGAGTTATTTTGTAGCTTTTAAGTCCTGCTACTGTTTTTCCATTTATTTTTAACAAATCCCCTGAAATTACCATAGATTCTCCAATAAAAACGACCCGCAATAACTGCAAGGTCGTAGATTTATTTATATTATAG